TCCTCAAGCTGGCTCTTAATCCAAAAGACTTCTTCGTAAATGTCTTTGGCCTTAGCGACAGTGAGCTTAGGCATCTCTCCGCCGTAGGTAATGTTCCAAGCCTTAGTCGTCTTAGCTAAGACCTCCAGCGTAGCTTCCTCAATATCTGAGTAGTCAACATCTTGAGACTTACTCTTCTGAGCTTTCTTAAGCCGTTTGCTGATTTGCTCATGTTGAGCTTTCTTGTACTCTTTAGAATGGGGCGCAAGAATAGTAATCGTCATATTCGTGCCATCGTCATTCTTGAGTGCATCACCTGTCGCTGGATGTTTAATCTCAACAACAATGTCGTCTAAATTCGGTGTCAGGTCTTTCAAGTCCATCGGGGTTTCCTTTCGGGGGAAGTTATGTCGGGTTGATTAACGTGGAGACCCCCGACCCGACTCAGGAGCCTCCACTACCTAGCTAGGTATCCAGTTATGCTGGGCGTGTGATCTTAAGGTTAGTCTCTTCTGTAGTATCATAGAGGGCTACGAAGGACATAGAGATCATACGGCTAGTTGGGCCATCGACACCAACATCAGCAGAGTTGATTTTCACTCGTGGGAATGAGAAGGTATAAGAGTTAGCACCTGTAGGATCATCTACGGATACTTCAATCTCAGTTTCAGTCTCATTGAGGAAACGGTCGATCAATGCAGCATCTTCAAAGTAAGCTGTCATTGTTCCTTCAACTTCTGCACGACCATACTCAAGGGAGGGTGCGCTATCGTCGCCAATAACGAAGGTAGGTGCATAGGAGTTGTTCAGGGTGAAGTCAAGGGCTGTCACGATGGCTACAGGGGCAGCACCGCCTACGTTACCGATGGAAATGTCACCTGAGTAAGCATCAAAGGGAGCAGCACCAGAGGCGGCATCCTGTGTCTTCTCAGTGACACTCATGGTCATGTCTTTGCCTACCATGCCGAAGGTAGTAGTTACCATCTGGTTAGGAGCAAGAGAGATACCCATAGTGGAAACTGACATACCTGTGAATACACGAGCTTGGTCGATGTCAGCAGCGTAATCTTCGATGGAAAAGAACTTAGGTGTTGTACCAACTTTAAGGACGTTAGTTGCCCAAGTGTTAAGCATAGCTGATTCAAGGAAGGCATCGAAGTCACCATCACGGAGGTCAACAACAATGTCGCCACCTACTTGACGGTTGCCATGACGATCAACACGAGCCATACGGTCAGCTTGAATGTCAGTACCAGCAACACGATCTTTAGTAAGGTTCAAAGAGTGGGTGCTGAATGGGAGGTTAGTGAAGTTGCCAGCGGGTGTCGTACCAAACGTAGATTCAGTAATAAACGACAGACTGGAGCGTGAACCCTGTGCAAAGGCCATGTTGGTTTCTCCTATTGGAAGTTATTTGTATATGTACCAGCCGATGTTAATCGGAACAAAGTACCAAGGACTATCTATCATTCCCTGCTGACGTTCAGCGTAGTCAATAGACACTATGATTGTTTCTGCATCACCATTGGTAAACGAGATGTCAGTGGTTGCTGCGAAGGCGTCTATCACTTTGTTAGCGTAGTCGTCTGCGGTAGCTGGGCCTTGACCTTCGGGGGCAAAGACTGTTACGGAGAATACACCTTGGTATCTCAGTTGTGGGTTTAAGCCCCTTACAGCAGGTCTAGTGACCGTGGGGAGGTATTGTACCTTGAGGAAGCTAGTGCCTGTTGTAGGCTCAAAAGCTACGTTCTCGTAAGATATAGATGGGAGACCTGATGTTGCAGCTAAGTGGCTCTCTAGTGCAGCCCGAATATCATTCTGAATACTAGCCATAGATGTCCCTTATCTGTGCAAAAACTTTATACCCAGCCCTTCTCCAAGATGGCCCACCGTTCTCTACATCGTCTGCATGAGGGGAAGCGTTCCTGAGTGTAATGCGTGTGGTATTCTTTAGATCAACCTTGTTTATATCACCCATCAAGTTAGAAAGACCTTCTTGTCTCATAGCTTGAGGGTTTTGTTGCTTAGGTCTGTTATCTGAGGACTTACCCCTTGGTCTACCAGCACCGACAGAATAAGAGAATGATGTAACATATGCACCAGTGTCTACGGGGGATAGGTTAACGGCAGTCTGAGCTATATCTATTAACTGGTCAGACACATACTCTTCTACATACTCGTCAAGTATCTCCATCTTCTTGTAGAACGAAGAGTTAATCTTGATAGACTGTTTCATAGGTTACTCTCCTACGTCACAGATGTAACCTATAGCAGTACCAGCGGAAAATAACGACATGACAGAGGTAATCTTAACTGTGTCACCACTACCGATAATCAGATCGTCAAAGTCGGGGATGGCAGCTAAGTCTAAGGCTGAGATAACACACTTGCGAGTACCACGAACAACCTCATCATTACCACCCGCAACACCTACGTTATAGTTGTAGAGATACCCCTTAACGGAATAGTCGGTGGTGACAGAACTGTCTACTGTGCCTGTAGCTGGATTGTATGTACCAGCAGTAGTAACCTTGCGTAGAGTTAGGGTTTCCCCAAAGTCTCTAACTAGGTTAAGCAGGTCAAAGGAGCGGAATGACATATCTTACTCCTTATTCGTATTCAGGTGTTTGATAGCTTGGTGGGTTCTTAAAACGATCTCTACGGAATGAGCCTTCGATACGGTTAGTGTTAGCTCGTACAGCTTTAATACCACTCTTGGTGATACCACCAGCTAAGACACCCACCGAAGCACCTGAGGTCTTACCTTGGTATTCTAGGTCATCTGCTAGTGCTTTATACTGTCTGGCTAAGTCGGAGTAGTCAGCACTCAAGGCTCCACTTAGTTGTGTCGTTACTTGTCGGGAGTATTTAGCTGAGATTACACGAGCGACCCAAGCACCAGAGTAATATACATTGTTACCATTCTCAGATAAAGCAAATGTAATCTCTTCGTTCTGTACCTGTTGGTCAACTGTGTCAGTATCTCCAATCAGAAGGCGTACTGTGTTGAGACGACCAGAGGCCGTGGTAGTGTCCAAGTCTGTAGGATCGTAAGACCATGCCATGTAAGTCGTCTCCTGAGTGCCAGCGAACTGGTGTTGTTATTAGTCAGCGAGAACCTTGTCTCGTATGTCGTAGAAGTCTTCTGTAATCCAGCGATTAACATTAAGGAAGCGTCTGATTAGACCACGTTGCTTATCGTCAATCTTAGACTTCTTACACTTCTTAGCTTCAAACTCTGTCTTACTGGAGGTACGTTTGTTTACCTCGACATTAAGTAAGTTCACTAAGGTCTCTAAGTCCTTACCAGCTAGTTCAGACAGTCGATCTCCAACTTTGTTCTGGACCTCAAGTTCTTTATTGTGGTGAACGTAACCTGCGGCGTATAGGGTAGCAACCTTGTCTTGGTCTATTCCTCGCTCTGCCCAGTTAAAGTGATCTCCACGTTTCCAATTTGTATTATCCGCCAGTAAAGGCATCTTGATAAACACAGGCCAATCGACCTGCCAACCTAAGTATGTAGGGTGCATAGGGACTCTCCATTATATGAATACTGTTATGTTCTGTTATATATTGGGTTGTACCCCAAGCCGTTAAGCTCAGGGTACACCTTTGTTTATGTAGCTTAGGCTACTACGGCTGAGAAGAAGTAACCCAAGTCTGCACCTGTGACTTGCATGTCATAGGCCATTTTAACTTGGATGTGTTCTGCAACTTGCTGACGCTTCAGAGCATCGTCAGAGAAAGACTCAACGGTAACACCGAGGTTGTTTACGCCGGGAACTGAGTTCCATGCGAATGTCAAACCAGCGGCAGGGGTCATCAGACCGGATGCACGAGGTGTGTGTACCAACAGAGCGTTCTTACCACCGATGAAGCTATTGCTTTCGGCCAGACCTTCAGCAGCACCGTTCTTAACAGCTTCCATGACGTAGAAGTTCTCTACTTCAAAGATTTCTGCCAGTTTAGCATCTGTAATCAAAGCTGTGTTCGATACAGTTGCGCCACCGTTCAAACGAGCGAGGATGTCTGGGTGGTTAACCAAGATGTCACGAACTTCTTTACCAACAACCATTGTGTTTGGCTTAAAGCCACCTGATGCCAACTGCATGGTGCGACGACCAGTAGTTACATCAGAGATTGGTGTAGAGTTAGTGTAGTCAGACCACAGGTTTGCAGGAGTTACGTCTGTAGTCCAGACGCCAGCCTTGAAGAATGTGTCAGCGAAACGCTCTTCACGGTCGATCAACAAGCGAGTTGTCAATGTCTGTGCGCCAGCGGAACGGATTTCCAACATTGCATCTTCGTTAGCAAGAGTTTGCTCATCGAAGTCCATGCCGAGGCCATAAACGTCAGCATAATAAGCAGCGTTAGAAACTGCCATACCGATGCGGTTAACTTCTGTGCGTGGCGCAAGTTTCTTTACGTCACCAGAGCGGTTCATGTTCGCACGGTCATAGATGTAATACTTGTCAGACTGACGAGCAACACCTACGGTTGGGAATACTTTATCAGCGACAAAGTTAGTTTGTTCTTGTACATAGGCCAGTGTCAAGTTGGACAACGGCTGGTCGATATGTACCTGTGATGGTGTCAAAAGTGGCATTATATTATTCCTTTAATGCTAGATTAGGCTGGGACTACGTTGCCGCCTTGGATCATTTCGATTTCGATGATCTGACCGTCTACGCCAGCTTCACGAGCGTAACCCAGAACAACATCACCAGCGGCGGCAGTCAAAGCAGTACCATCAGCACCAGTTTGAACTTGAGCGCCAGCGGCAATAGCGCCACCAGCTTCTACCATGACGGAGCCAGAGACACATACGGTCACGGCAGCACCAGCGGCAGCACCAGCAAGACATACACCAATGGCGTTCTCACCAGCAGCGTCAGCCAAGTCAACTTGACCATCGGACTCTAGAGTTACGAATTTGAATTGTGCTGCGGAAAGGTCTTCCCCAGCGATGAAAGTGCGGTTATCACGAGATTGCATGACGGCCATGATTATTCCCCTTTGTAGGATTTAGTGATGAGTGCTTTGCCTTCGTCGGTCTTAGCTACAGCAGCATAAGCCTTGGCGAACTCACTCTTTTTCAGTTGGTTTTCGTCCATGTAGGACTTTACGAGAGCATCCAGTTTGTCAGCAGAGGTAGCGAACTCACCGTCTACATCGGACTTACCAAATTCTTGCATGGAAGCAGCAAAGGCAGCATCAGCAGCTTTGAGCATTACCATAATTCCATCATCTTCTGAGAATGACTTCAGGAGAGACTTAGCTGCACCAGCTTCAAAGTGTGGCAGAACTTCTTCTGCTTTCTTTGTCAACTCAAGGTCAGCCTTTTCGATTTCATGTTCACGCTTGGCTACAGCAGCAGCTTCAAGTGCTTTCAGGACTGGGGCTGGGATGTCGCTCTTAGCTACCATCTCACCGTCGATGTCCATCATTTCTTCTTCCGCTTTCTTTTCGATTGAGTCGGCACGGATAACGTAACCATTGTCAATCAAACCTTTGCGGAGATGTTGGTTCTCAGCAGAAAGACGATCAAAGTCAGCCTTAAGTGCTTCAACGTCAACTTCAGGAGCTTCTACAGCTTCAACTTCAGGAGCGGCTTTCTCAGCAACTTCTTCTGTTACAGCTTCATCAGCTTTTTCCATGTCGTAGCCGAGAGCTTTCATAGCTTCACCACGGCCACAGCCTTTGTCGTCCATGTACGCCTTTACTTTGGCTTCCATTTCTTCGTTCATTTTCGTAATTTCCTCATCGGAGTTGTCACGCTTGAAGAGAGAGACCATTGCTTGTGCATTGGCTGGACGATCCACAAGGGAAAGTTCTTCAAGGTGCAAGTTTTTCAGGAGATTAGGCAAGTTAGATTTCCTCCTTGATAGCACGTCCACCTATAGAGAACGCAGCGAGTTCACCAGATTTCACCATAGCCCAGACGGTATCATCGAATACTTTGTAAGCGACAACCCATCCTTCACGGTCAGACTGGATACCAAGAGCATCACCAATTTCTTTAGTGATAGGAAGAGAGTGGACAACTACGCCAACTTGATCTCCAACGTGCATAGCCTTGCCGACCCGCACATGCTCCATAAATTCATTAACGGCTTTTACCAGTGTTCCAGCTTCGATAACGTCACCCTGACGATCAATAACGGCTTCACCTTTTTCTGTAACTACAGAAGCCCATCCGTAGACCATACGCTGTTCGTCGTCGGTCTTAAGGATTTTACCTTCGATATTCTTTGTCATTTCACCCACCGATGTGTTGGATTCCCACATACGACATGACCAGTAGCCAGCCGTTGTCTTATCTTTCTTGGTATCACAGGAATGACGGGAGCGGAAATTGGCACGAGCTTTAGGATCGTCCCTGCGGATTTCCATGTTAGGATCACCGAAAGCTACCCGTTTGACCTTACCGCCGTCCTGTACGAACACCTCAAACTTCTTGTTGCCACCTTTGATACGACGAGGCTTATTCAGAGTGACAGTTTCGCCTTGATACTCAGCTTTAGCAAAGTCAGTCTTTAGTATCTCAGCTACAACGGCTCTCAGAGCCTCTATACGGCTCACTGAAGGCTCTTCTGCCTCTTCGGTAGGCTCACCCCCTTCGTAGAACGAAAGATAAGCCTCGTGGCTCTCTCCGGGCATGTACACAGCCTGTCCATCGTACTCAGAGACGTGAGTGGCTCCACCCATACCTAAGTCCATAGAACGAGAGATAGCTTCAGGCTCAGTGGTGAAGATGTCGTTAGCGTATTGTGCTTTACGGAGGGTAGAAACCTTGTGACCTACCATTGTGCCTGTTGGCTTACCTTCATCATCAATGATCTCAATACGAGCGGCAGGTTCCTCTTTGGTTCCTGTAATCTTAACGGGAATACCTGAGACTTTACCATCACGAATGATTTCACGGACGATACCACGGGCAGTTCCGCCTGAGCTATTCCAAGATACTTTAGAACCAACTTTCATTAACCTGTAACCTCACGAGTCATTTTTGATAAGGACACCTTGGAATGAGGCTCCGATTGCGTTATTGCTGGTGTCTGTAACGACCCTACACTCTAAGTCTGTCTTCTCAGCGAATGGCTGAGGGTACTCAAACTTAGTAATCAACTGGTTGCTTTGAAGGACGTTAATAAAACGAGTTCTAAACACGTTAGAGCCTTGGTCACGGCTTACAAAGCTACAAGTTGCAGTCTTGTTGGCTTGGCTCAGAGCAGCAGTAAAGTTAATGTCGTCTAAATAGAGGGTATAACCAGCGGGAACTGTGTAGGCAGCTATCTGGGTCTGGTTGCCGAACCCGAGGTTAGCGTAAACCGTGTTAGGTACACCAGCGGTAGCTCCAGAAGAACCAATGTAGATTGTACCACCTGATGTACCGTCTGACCCCGCAAGAGTAACAAAAGCTCGATAGACTCTAAGGTACGAAAGTTGAGTAACTACCTGTGTCTGACCGTTTAGAGCTACAGTCTCTTCTATCTCGTTGTAGTCTTCATCAAGACCTTGTATAAGGATGGTGTTAGCACCTGTGCCACCACTTGCATCGTTTGCACTAGAGCTACTGACAAACATTGTAACTGCATTATCAAGCCAAGGGTAGTTACCACCTTGCGCCCACACGGTCTCTTCAGTGCCATTTACATCTGGGTTATACCCAAACTTATATATCGGGGTGTACCCCTCAGTGTGGCCTCTGGCGATAGCTAAGTCTGTATGATCGTATAATCGTCTAGGCCAACCACCAAACATCTGCTGTACCACCTGTTCATATATTACGTTAGGGTCTCTTGCGTCTTCTACGTCAGGTCTGCCAGTAAGGATACCACCAGCCGAAAGCGCATTATTCTGAGTTATTGCTGTCGGGTTAACTTCTGGTACACCAGTCAGGATAGGAACTGCGGTGTTTGCCTCATCTTCCGTGAGTGTAG